TTTAGTATAGTTCACACATCGGGGACAAACAACCCGCCCACAGATAGGAGATAGACAAATGGCCTACATGAATCAAGAGCGTAAAGCCAAGATTGCCGAAGCCCTCAAGCCAGTTCTGGCGAAGTACAAGATGAAGGGCACTCTTTCCGTACGACACCACAGCAGCATTGTTCTGACCCTTAAGAAAGGTCCGATCGACTTCGGCAAGACCGAGGGTAGCGTGAACGTATTCTGGATTGATCAGCACTATGAAGGCGTAGCGCGAGACTTCCTCAAGGAAGCGCACACCGCGCTACTCGCAGCAGGTTGGTACAACCGAAGCGACATGATGACCGACTACTTTGACATTGCTTACTACACCGACATAAACATCGGGGCATGGGGTAAGCCTTACGAGGTGGCGGCATAAGCCGCCCCTCCCACGGAGGCAATAGATATGCGACTAGAACAGAACATTCCCTTCGACCTTGACGGCTACGAGTGCGTCATGCGTACCGTGGTCGATGCCACGATTCTCGATGATGACTTCACCTATAAGTTGGTCGATATGGAGATGACGCAATTCCACGGCCAGACGGTCAGCGTACTGCTCGACGAAGTAGATATTAAAGGCAGCATCGCAAGACAGATCGACGCCTACCTTCACCAATACATGTCGGAGCACTCTTGGGAACTACTCCAAGCCGAAGCCGACTACGAAGCCGACCGAGCCTATGACCTCTGGAAGGAGACCCGCGAACATGAATAAGCGCAGCCAGTATCTACCGCAAGCGATCTTGCTCGTCATCTTGTTTGCCATCGCAGCAATCAACGATCCCTGCGGCGACGGTGGCTGTACCGCAGCAGAGGAGCGAGCAAGTCATGAATGACGATTTCTGGCATCAAGCACAGCAGCACGAACAGCAGATGTTCGAGTTCGAGATGCGTATGCAGCAGTTCAGAGCCTCGGTCGCCGAGGTAATGGAAGCCGAGGGACGAGCGAACAAAGCCCTCTCGGAAGCCCTGCAAGCGTGTATGCGCGAGATAGATATTCAACTCAACAAGGTAAAAGGAAACGGTGAAGTGCAATGAATCAGAGTAGTTCGATAGCGGCTCTCGCGGCAGCGTTAGCCAAGGCACAATCAAGCATAACGGGAGCCGTTAAAGACTCGGCCAATCCGTTTTTTAAGAGCAAATATGCAGACCTTGAGAGCGTCTGGGCTGCTTGTCGTAAACCGCTCACGGAAAACGGTTTGTCTGTCATCCAGACCACGCAGCCAACAAAACACGGACTGATGCTAGTGACCACGCTCGCACACTCAAGCGGCGAGTGGATTCGTGGATATATGACTATTCTGACTAAAGACTCGACCGCTCAATCAATGGGCAGCGGTATTACCTATGCCAGACGCTATGCCCTCGCTGCGATCTGTGGGGTCTATCAGGCTGACGATGACGCAGAGGCGGCAGTCGGTCGAGGCTTTACGAACGACCCGCGAGGTGATCTCGGAAAGAATGTAGACGCAAAGAAGAAACAGGAGTTCCTAGAGGATTTTAGAAAAGCGTTCGATCTCGACGCAGAAGAAAAAGAGATTGCGCTTGCCGTTCGCGCGGTACATGAGCGGATCAATCCCGACCACGATCTCTATATCGCGGTCAGCAATGAACTGACTGCAAAAGAGCGGTCAGCGATTAAAGCCTATCTGAAAATGTCCAAGGAGCAAAAATGACTGAATGGTCTAACGAAAATCGTGGCGTCCTCTTTAAGAACGACCAAAAAGGTAACCCGAAGCGACCGCAGTATCGCGGCTCGATCAACGTAGCCGGAGCCGACTACAACATTTCGGCATGGATCAAGGAGAGCAAAAAAGACGGTAGCAAGTTCATGTCGCTTTCGGTAGAGCCGAAGAAGGACGCGAAGCCGAAGGTGCAAGTACCTGTGCAAGATTTCGTCGATGACGAATTGCCGCCGTTCTAATGCGCCGCATATTTCCAAGAGGAACGAAGAAGGAGGCCATCGCGCAAGCGGTGGTTCTCCTGATCCGCGACGAAACTATCGCATGGCAAGTCACGGTCGAGCCGTTCAAGAAGCCACGCACGAATCAGCAGAACGCCTATCTCTGGGGTGTCGTTTATCCCACGATCCTAGAGGCAGGAGGCGAGACGCTGCGAGGATGGCAAGCCGATGACCTGCACGAATATTTCCTCGGAGAGATTTATGGGTGGGAAACGCTAGAGGGCATGGGACGTAAGCGAATGAAACCTGTCAAGCGATCCTCTCGGATGAGCCGATCCGATTTCATGAATTTTCTTGAAGAAATAAGTCAGCGATGCGCGAACCTTGGGATCGTTATACCGGAACCATCCTATGACCCGACCCATGATTGAGTTAACGCCTTGGGAGTACGAATGGGCTTCTCATGTAGGCGCAAGGCGTTACATCGAGAACTGGCATAAAGCAGATGCAGCGCACTATGACCGCTCACGCATGGAAGATGATCGCACCGCACAAGTAGCCGCTTGCGTGGCAGAGTTAGCCGTTGCCAAGTATGCGAACCGATACTGGTCAGGTCATGTCTGGCATCGAAGCGAACATAACCAACATAGAAAAATTGCCGATGTTGGAACGAATATAGAAGTCAGGCGGCTACGAACGAAAGAAACAGCCGCCGTCAGAAAGAAGCAACTCGGGCAAGGATTGGTGCTGTTCGTAGCAAAGCCGATTATGCCCGAGTGCCGACAGGTGATGATTTACGGGTTTCTCGATTACGACACGGCATGGAGTCTAGCCGTGCCTACAGAATACGACCCAGAGAATACGCGAGAACTTGGCGCAGAGTTTTTGAGGCTGCTATGAACCTACGAAAGAAAGCCAGAGGGCGAGAGTGTACCGTCAGGCTACCCGGCATCTGTAACCATAACAACGAGACGGTCGTGCTTGCTCATGTGAGATTAGCAGGGGTCAGCGGCATGGGATTAAAGGCTGACGATTTGCTCGGCGCTTGGGCGTGTAGCGCGTGCCACGACGCGATTGATCGTCGAGCGAACACCGACCTAGATCGGGACTATGTACGGCTCGCGCACCTAGAAGGGATGGTTCGCACGATTGCTCAACTACGAGCCGAGGATGTTGTATGACTTGCCTATCGTGCCGATGGTCGAGAAGCAAAGACGGGAAACTCGTCTGTGTGAAATGGGATTGCGAGGCAGATCATCGCTGCTCTGCGTTTGAGTATGAGCCAGGAATCGATGAGCAATGAACTGCCTGACTTGCATGGGAGCCTTATGGCTTAAGGATGAGAAGGGGGATTTCTTTAAGTGCCTAGACTGTAACGGCACAGGAGATAGGAGAAAAAATGGACGCGCTGATGTTATTGATATTCGGGTTGCCCGTTCTCGGCGTGATGATACTGGCGCTGCGAAGGTGGGTTCGAACGGTACGGGCGATGATGCAGCGTAACTGGGCGAGCGTACCGCCTCCAGTTTGGGCGGCTAAACGAGGCGGGAGGGACTACTGGTGAAAGAAGAAGATGATGCTTTCGAGCAAGAACTGAAAGCGGCTCCGTGGGCTTACGGTCAGCAGATAGATATGCTGTTCATCGTCTCGCAACTACAGCGTCACGGATTACACCGAGAGGCAAAGTGGCTGCTCGATGAATTAGAGACTCTGAAAAAGAAATAGTCAGGGAGCGACGATCGTTCCCTTGACCTTCCACGGTCTAATCTGTTTGAAGTATTGACCACCGCAGCGACAGACGCCCTCTAACAATCCCTTGACGGTGGGGTGAGAACAACCCCACCCTCTCCCGTTCCAAGGGCAGAAATAGATGCAGTTCTGACAGGCGTCAGGTTCAGCCCACGCGAGTTCTTCTAACGCCTCACGATCATCTATCTTCATCGACGCCGCAGCCAAGTCAGATAATCCGCACCCTCCTCCGGCTCCCAGAATACCTTGATCATATCGGGATGCGTTAAAGGCAAGTTCGGGTTGATCGTAGTGACCGCGCAGGGCGAGAGCGAGTTATCTCTAAAGCCCTTGTCCTTTGCGAATCGGTCGTAAACCTTATACGAGGCGACCTTTAGGGCGTGCATGGTAATCCCCGAGATGCCGTCCTTCAGTACGCTATAGGCGCTCTCATGCTTGTGACCTGCGACATAGATATGATCGCGGGTTCCCATCAGAGCAGCCTTCATCGGACCGTGGGCAGGATTCCAGATCGACGAGCCGCTGTGATCGTGCCGAGCATTGACCCGCACCTCTGCACCGTTCGGGAATCGTAACGCAAGACGAGCCTCGGAGGATTTATAGAGGGCATTCTGCTGCCGAGCAATCCACTTAAGCGGATCACCCGCACCCGACCACAGATCGTGATTGCCGCCGATCATATAGAGCCAGTCGCAGCGATTGACGAACCATTCTGCAATCTTCCAAGCCTGCGCCGCTGACGTACTCTGATCGGCATAGAGGCGAGCGAGACGGCCACACCAGTTGTTCGTGGTATCGCCCACGTTACAGGCGAACAGCCCCTCGGTCTCGTTGCAGAGAGCCGTATGTCTCTCGATAGCCTCAATGTCACAGCCGTCATCATCGACGTGCGGATCGCCAAAGTGCAGCAGTCCGATAGCGCCCGGGATCTTGATGCGAATCGGGATGAGTTTTGAGGCTTCCTCATGCTCGCGCTTATGAGCGAACTTGCGCTTGCGCTGCTCGATGAGTTCCTCAATGGGAACATCATCGTCAGGGAGTGGCGTAAATTCAAACTCTCTAGCCGATGGAGTTTGTTTGCCGGGTTGATATGTTGACTCTGGTATGAGATGCCCGTTTTGCTTCATTCGCTTTAAGCGATGCAGCAGGGTTCTTTCGTTCAGTCCTAGTTCAGAAGCAGCAGCAGAGCGTACCCCGTTGTGCTTTTGCAGTGTCTTAATGATCTGATCATCGGTCGCTTTTGCGGCTACCACGAATCACCTTTTTCTGTTCACCTTGATACCGAGTTCCTTTCGGCGTTCATCGGTGCGTTGATCGTCACGGACAGCAGACCATTCCAGTTGCCCGTCCACTAGCCGAAACTGCTCCTTATGGGTTAAGGCGCAATCGCAGCACTCGGTAAAGGTGTAACCCTTCACGCGATACCAAACTCCGTCATACATCTGTACGACGGGAATCTTTTTCGCCATCTCAACCTCGCAGGTATAACCGTTGCTCGTCGAGTCGTCGCTTAACTAGTCCGGGCAGAACTCTGCCGCCGCCCTTTGTCCATTTCATGAATTCTTCAGCAGCACCTTCGTAGTCGCCGCGATTGTGTTTCATGCGGAGACCAGACCGCTGAAGATTCCCCAGACCCACGTTGAAAGAGAAGGAAACGAGGCTGTCGAACCTGCCTTGATGACCAACAGCAGAAGGGCAATATCGGGCAACGCCTCGCTCAAACCTCGCAAGGTCTTTAGAAAGTAGATCGTCCACTTCAGCAGCAGTCCAGACACGGCGATCCTCGTCCTTCAATGCAAACTGTAATCGATCGGATACAGGAAGTTTTGCTTGCTCTGGGTATAAGACGTGCCCGACGCCGACCGTCCATAGCCGCGCCGGACACAGGTACGGGCGCATCCTTACGCCCTCATGATGTTTTATCAGAGTAAGCGTTTCTGCGCTGACGTTCATTTTTTAGCGAAGGCTTGCGTCCCGAACCAAAAGGCAATGATCGAGGACAGAATCAACATTTCGTCATCGCTGAATACGTTGTCCATCGCAATCGCAAACGGGATGCCTGTCGTGTAGGCGTACCAAACTCCGGCTATGTTGATAGCAACTAACTCAAGGACGAAGATATACGTCACCACCGGACGAACCGAAGCGCGAAGATTGATCATCCATTGGCTTGCGCCTTTGCCGATCTCCATGTCGTGCTGATATAGGGCGACCCGTTCCTCGGCGGCAGTCTGCATCGCAATCTGCTCGGTCTTGATTTCCTCGATATGCGCCTGTGCTTGAAAACCTTTTGCAGCCAGTTCTAACTCTCGCTCCTTTTGCATGGCGAGGATAGCGAGTTCGTGTTTCTTATCCTGCCGATCTTGAAAGACTTGCAGAATCTTCGGCAAGCCGCCAGCAAGAAACGATAGAAAAGTTGAGATCATTGTCATCATTTGCTTCGTTCCTCTAACAGTTTGACTCGAACCTGTAGATCGTGGATGTCATCCATTAGGTCGTCTTTTAGTTCTTGCCGACGTGCCGCACTAACAGGACTATCGGTTGGAACACCTTCTTCTGTAATTAAAATTGGAATTTTTGACTCAATCTCAATTATTCTGTTCTGAAATGATGCTATCTCTGAAAGCAACCAACCGACAGCGGCTAGAAGTACAGGAAACAACATATCAACAATTTTTTGCATATTCATTTGTCAGACTTCTTGTTTAGCAAATCAAACAGCGTTTTTATCTTGTCCTCTAAAACCGCCACGCGAAGGTCAAGTTTTGACAATACGATGATCAAGGTAATTAGCGCCAGAATAACAGGCCATGCTCTAGTGAAAATCTCGAATACTTCCATGACCTGCCCTCCCTTATCGTCGCTCTAATGCCCTATCTAACTTTGTCTCAATTGATTGAAGTCTGGTCGTAGTATCTGCAAGTCGCGCCTCGATGACAGCGATGCGACGATCTGCTTCCGGTTGGATCGTAGTTTGCTCGACCTTTTCTAATCGTGCGCTGATAGCATCAAGGCTTGATGTCATCTGCGTACCCCAAATAATAAGGGCAACAACCAATCCGCCATCGACAAGCAGTGATCCGGTCGGCACTTTGAATTTAGAAAAGTCGATCATCGTCAATCCTCCTATCATGGCGGCAGTCCACCCGTATCGGGTCGCTCTATCGTAATCAACACATCAGCAGTCGTCGTCAAAGGGGTTCCCGAGGTGCTATCCGTCACCGTGCAGCGATATGTCGAATACAGAACCTCGCCCTCGCTCAAGCCGGAAGCCGAGAATGTAGTTGTCGCAGAAGTTGAACTGTTAACGGTGAGAGTGTCGCCTTCGTACAACGCCCACGAATAGGTATAGGGTGAGACGCCACCTGTAGGCGTTACGGTCGTGCTGCTAGTCGTTGCTGTAGAGACCGAGGTCGATTCGTACAGAGAGGCAGGGCTTGCCGACGCGCTAAAGTTAGCGCGAACGATAGTGACCGAAACATCGACCGTTGCCGTGGCTGCTGCGTTATCCGTAACCGTGCAACGGAAAACAGCATTGTATGTTGTGCCGCTGACAAGGCTCGTTCCCGTAAAGGTCGTACTCGCAGCCGATGCGCTATCGGCAGAGATAGATGCTGATCCGCTCTGTCGCGTCCATGCGTACGTGTAAGGCGACGTGCCGCCCGTAGCCGTGACCGTAACCCCTGCCGTCGTGATTGAGGCTGCGGGGTCAGTCTTGCTCGCAGAGGACGGGCTGACCGTAGCAAGGAGCGTCGATGGCTGAAATGCTGCACCTGCCGGAACGCCAGTAACCGGAGGCTCTGGGGATGATTCCGCGCCGTCTGGGGTCTTTAGAACCACCCAATAGTAGCGGGTCGTGGTGTCTACCTTCGGAATGAATACGTTAGTCGAGATGCCGCGCCAGATGACAGAGGCAGACGAAAACGGCGTTGCCGAAGTGTATTCATAAACATCGTAGAACGCACCGACAGGGACAATCGAAGGAGCCGTCCAAGTCAGGGCAAATCCGCTTTGCAGAGTATTGACCGCAAGGTTAGTCGGCGGGAGCGGCGTGTAGATTTCTGGAGTTGGGGTGCTAACGCTAGTCGGGGTCAGGTAGTCAGTCGTTAACGGATCGTTCCAATCTGTTGAGGCTTCTTCACGCAGGATCAACTCGACTGTGCCTTCTGGATTAAACCTCCACCCCTCGCAGCGAACCGTCTTGCTAGTCCATCCGATCTCGGAGAATGTAACCGTGCCAGTTTCAAACGGGCGAATATCAAATGCTGAAAGCCCACAACGAACGGTAGCAACCTGCCCGTTTCGGCTTCTACGAGAAAGCAGAATAGCGTGACGTTGCGCTTCGTATTCATTTGTACAAGCAGCAAAGTCGGTCTCTAACCACATCTGCTCGCCGTCTGCCGTGACATAACTAGTGTTTA